GTATTGCACAATGGTGTGCTAGACGTGGTACCCTACAAGAAGAACTTGCAAATAATATTGCTCGTGAGATTGGTAAAGCAACTAATGCAGAACACCTAGGTGTTTATATCCAAGCAACACACGGCTGTTGTGAGAATCGCGGCATTATGGCAACTAGTAGCTTAACACAAACTACTGTTCTTAAAGGTGCATTTAAAGATGATGCAGGTACTAAGAAGGAGTTCTTTGATAACATTAAGTTACAACAAGAGTTTTCAAGATGTTGAAACAAAGAATAGGAATCATATACGGATCTACAACAACAAACAGTGAGCGTATAGCTGAAACTATTTGGGACATATTCAAAGAATCTGAGTTGCATGATATCAAAGACGGTGTGGGCGTTATAGAACAATATGAAAAAGTAATATTGTGTGCGCCTACTTGGGACTATGGTGCATTGCAAGAAGATTACATAGATGCATGGGATGACTTGACTACTGTAAACTGGAGTAACAAAACTGTTGCACTTGTTGGACTAGGAGATCAAGTTGGGTATCCTGCATTGTATCAAGATGCAATGGCTAAGTTATATAACATGATTGAGCCGTTAGGAGCAAAATGCATTGGGTTTACTAGCACAAAAGGTCATACGTTTACAAAAAGCGATGCAGTTAAAGATGACAAGTTTGTTGGTCTTGCTATAGATGAAGACTGTCAACGTGAACTAACTGAAGAACGTCTAAATACTTGGATAAAGCAGATTAGCTTTTGTTGGGATAAGGTATAATGGAATTAATTGCAAACACAGGTAGAGCAAGAGGTGTTGCTGCTACTAAAGAAAAGAAATATTACTACAGTGAAATATTTCACAGTATTCAAGGCGAAGGACACTACACTGGTGTTCCAACTGCTTGGATACGTTTCTTCTTGTGCAATTTGCAGTGTAATGGCTTTGGACAAATTGATCCAACTAACAGCGATACATACGAATTGCCGTTCGAAGAGTTTGATGTATCTAGTGTAGACAGAGTAGAAGACTTACCTGTTTGGGACAAAGGTTGTGATAGTAGCTATACTTGGGCTAAGAAGTTTAAAAGCCTTATGGGGCAAGAGACTCCGCAAGTAATAGCAAACAAAATTATAGACACACTCCGAACAGATAGTAACCCTGAAGGATTATTTTTACATCCAGTAAGTCAACAACGTCAACATTTATGTATCACAGGTGGTGAGCCGCTTATGACTACTGGTCAGCAAGCAGTAGTAGGAATATATGACGAACTACTAAAACAAAACAACCTTCCAGATAGTATGACATTTGAAACAAACGGCACACAAAAGTTAAGGCCAGAGTTTTGCGAATGGGTTAATAGGATTGACACTGAAGTATTTTTTAGCTGTAGTCCTAAGTTATGGACTGTTGCAGGCGAAAGAGCTGAAAGAGCAATTAAGCCTGAGCATGTAGCTGAGTATTATAAACTTAGTAAAAGAGGTCAACTAAAGTTTGTAGTTGGCGCTGATCAGGCACAGTGGGATGAAATGGAAGGTGTAATTGCACAATTTAGAGAAGCAGGCGTTATGTGGCCAATTTGGGTTATGCCTGTAGGAGCAAGATCAGAAGAACAAGAAGCTAGTGCTGGCGCAGTAGCAGAGATGGCATTTAAACGAGGTTATAACGTAGCAGCTCGTGTACATGTTTACTTGTTTGGTAATGCAATAGGAACTTAAAGTATGTTTAAATTTATATCATCATTATTTAAAAAGAAAGAAAAGGTAGAACTGGAAGTTCTAGATTATCCTAATATTAAAGAAATGAAAACAATTAAAGATAGATATCATAACGAGCAACATAAAAAAGCAATGCAGGCAGAAATTACTGAAGACTTAGATGACGAACTACGGAGAAAAGGATTATTATGAATAAAGTAAAAGATAAAGTAAAAGATTGGTTTAACAAAACAGTAGGCAAGAAGCCTGCTGTGAAACCTAAAAAAGAAACGCATGAAGAAGTTAGACGAAAGACTTTAGATCTTGAAAAGGCAGCAGCAACTAAAGCAAAGCAACCTTGGGTGTCAGTTATCGATACACAAATTAACCCTAAAGATATTAAGAACGGATTCTTTGAGCTTGATTGGAATAATGAGTTTATCGAACAACTTCTTGATGCAGGGTATAGTGGTGAAACTAACGAACAAATTGTTGATGCATGGTTTAGAACTATTGTTATACAGATGCTTGAAGATGAAGGACAACCAACTGATAGAGGTATGGGGCATATTAAAGTTGTTCCACTTGATAAGGATAAGTCAGAAGTTAGTTGACAAGAACATACTTTTGTGTTATAATAAACGTAATGTAATTGAAAAGGCACACTTATGAGCACATATATATTAGTTGATACTGCAAATACTTTCTTTAGAGCAAGACACGTAATACGAGGTGATCTTGATACTAAAGTCGGCATGGCGTTACACATTACACTTAACAGTGTTAAGAAAGCATGGAATGACTTTAATGCTGATCATGTTGTGTTTTGTTTAGAAGGTCGTAGCTGGCGCAAAGACTATTACGAGCCTTACAAACGTAATAGAAAAGTTGCACGTGATGCACTAACAGAATCGCAGCAAGAAGAAGATAAAGTATTCTGGGAAATATTTGACGAGTTTAAAGACTTTGTTACAAATAAGACTAACTGTACTGTTATGCAACATAAGCAACTTGAAGCAGATGATCTTATTGCAGGTTGGGTACAAGCACACCCTAATGATCATTGTGTTATTATTAGTACCGATGGTGACTTTGCACAACTAATAGGCCCTAACTGCACACAATACAACGGTGTGAGTAATACTATTATTGCACACGATGGTTACTTTGATGATAAGAAGCGACAGCCTATTATTGATAAAAAGACTAAAGAGGCAAAGCCTGCTCCGCATCCTGAGTTTATGCTGTTTGAGAAATGCATGCGAGGCGATACAAGTGATAACGTGTTTAGTGCGTATCCAGGTGTACGTAAAAAAGGTACTAAGAACAAAGTAGGCTTAGTCGAAGCGTTTGACGATAAACTTACAAAAGGCTATAACTGGAACAACATGATGTTACAACGGTGGATAGATCATGAAGGCGTAGAACACCGTGTGTTAGATGACTATAATCGTAATGTTACACTATGCGATCTTACTGCACAGCCTGGCAATATTAGAAGTATTATTAATGATGTAGTTGAAGATCATATGGTTGCTAAAGATATTACACAAGTAGGTATGAGACTAATGAAATTTTGTGCAAAATGGGATATGCAACGAGTTGCAGATCAAGCGTCTTATTTTGCTGAACCCCTTAATGCGAGGTACCCCCAATGACAATAAAAGCAAAAGAAGTACTAGACGGCAAATTTTGGATTGTTGAAGATGAAGGTGTTAATATCGGCACACTATCTTTTGATGATGAAAAATATATGTTAAACGATACATCCGGAAAATGTGTAATTTTTAATAACGAACAACAAGTATCAAAAAACTTTGGCAGTAAGATTCTTTGGTCTAAATTAAATATTACTGAAACTGTACCCGTAGAAAAGTCAGTACACGGTATGCCTACAAGTTGTACTCCGTATAGTCCTATATATGATGTAAAACGTAAGCTACCAATGTTTAGCAAATCAAATAAATCTAAAAGTTTATATTGTGCAGGATACTTTATAATTCGATTTGATAAGGGCTGGGTTAAAAGTTTTTGTCCTAAGTTAATTACTATTGAACGGTACGAGTGTAAAGGACCGTTTAAAACAGAAATAGAAATGCGAACGGAGTTATCTCGTGTCAACAACTACTGAACCATTAAACACTAGTGCTATTCAAAACTTTATTCAAATGGTAAAGTCAGCCGAAGGATCAAACGCCAAAGAAGTTAAACTTCCTATTGCACAGGCAAAGAATCTTGCATTCACTCTTGGTATTACAATGGCTCGGCTACATGGAGATTTAGAAAAACTTGTAAAAGAAAGTAAATCAAATACTGACGAAGTAATTGAAGTAAACATGAATATGGGCGGTAAATGGTAAATTAAGTGCATACTTAATAAAAAAATGGATAAATATATACGTAGTTAACTATTAAGGATTACGTAAATGAGCAGACCAAAGCCAAATATATTATTAGAACACGTAGATAGAAGAAGTTACAAAAGCGAACAAATTCTAGAAGCCGATGCAATATGGGCAGTGTTCTTTAAGAACAAACCATTTAATCTAAAGACACAAAATATTCTTACTAGCTATCCGGGACCTAAGTATAAAAAGGTATCTTTCAGTAACCCCGGACACGCTATTAACCTATCTAAAAAATTAAACGAAACATTTAACTGTTCTGATTTTTCAGTTGTAAAATTAGTTGACGGTGAAGAAGTTATTGACTCATGAACTGGAAAGAAATATATACTAAAATATTTTTAAAAGAGTTTGGCAAATCAGTTAACGAATCTACAATGCAGGAGTATATGCCAGTATGGTGGCAAAATAACAGAAGCAAAGACAAAGGTGGGTTACGACTTACTGACCAAGGTATGCAGTTTATAACTGAAGAAATTGATCTAACTACATATGAAGTGCCTTTTCCAAAAGACTTTGTATTAACATCAAATACATTAGTTTGGTTGGACGAGTTTATTGACTGTCCTTATTGGTTGGGTAGACACGGAATGATAGTTACGAACGAAAAGAAGGCACTCGAACTGCATCTTTTTTCCGGTGATGTTAAAAAGTACGGCATAAACAAAGCTCTAAATAGACAAAAAAACACTTGACTTCTCCTCTAATGGTGCTATACTATATGTATAGTTAGAAGTAGGCACTGAAACTAAAAAGAGGAATACAAAATGTCAGAAGCAGTTATGA